CTACACGACCTCTGTCGCCCGGTCGACTTGGCCCTCCGGGTGCTGCTTGACCCCGGCCGGCGCCGGCGACGGGACGATCTCCACCTGGTGGTCGACAACGCGCAGCACGAGCTCGGCACCACGCGGGGTGATGACATGGAAGTCCATCACGCCGCCTCGGCCGGTGACACATTCCCGCTGTAGCGGGAACCGCCGAACGTCCGGACAGCCGCCCACATGGCGCGGCGCCGCCACTTCGCCACGCCGCAGGCCTCCAGTGCTTCCAGATACACCTCGTCGGCCACATCGCGCGCCACCAGACCCTTTTCGTACAGGAAATCGTGCACGACTGCGGCTTCATCGGCCACGCCGCCGAACAGCCAGTAGGTGAACGGCGCACGCGGCACGCTGGCGAAGTCGGTCACGAAGCCGGTCGGAACGATAACCACGCGATTGAGCAGCGCCGATTCGAACGCGAGCACGCCCAGCAGCACGCGATCGGCACTGCCCAGGCCGACACGGTCAGTGCGCAGGGTCGACAGGAACCGCGCCTTACTTGCCGGCGGCGCCATTGCGCACCTCGTCGCCGGTGTAGGTGCCGCTGCATTGCAGGGCGAGGTTCGAGCAGCCGGCCAGGGCCAGCAGCAGAGCGAGTAGGGCGATCTTCTTCATGGCTTGCCTTTCGGGTTGTCGTACTGGGACATGTTGCGACCGTGCATGACGGCGGTCAGGTTCTCGGCGTAGCGTGGGTCGGTGGCATAGCCGGCCTTGGCGAGCGCCCGGGCCCAGGCCTCGCCCGTGACTTCGCGGAAGCACGGGGCGTAGCGCGGATTCGCCTTGAGGAAGCGCGCGCGGTCGGCAATGCAGTCGTCGATGCTGGCGTACGCGCGGAACTTGTCGACCACGTTCACGCGCTTGCCGGCGACGTATTCATGCGTGGCGATGTCGACCGTCTTGCCTTTCCAAGAGCGGTCAGCCTTGATGCCGAACAGGTTGTTGCCAGGCGCGCGAGCGCCCCAGCCGGATTCGAGCGCGGCCTGGGCAATCGTGATCGACGCCGGGATCCCGTGTTCGCGGTGGACGCGCTGCGCGGCCGGCAGCAACAGGTTGATGAAGGCGCTAGGCGGCATGGTCGTCCTCCTTGCGCGGCGCGTCTGCGGGCAGGGTGAGCTTCGAGTTCAGCAGCGCTTCGAACTTGAACAGCGCGCGCGAACCCATGTGGGCGGCGATGCCGACCAGGGCGTACTTCATCGGCGACGAGGCGCCAGCAGCTTCGCACAGGTGCGCAGTGATGATTCCGGTGAATCCGGACACACACAGTTCGCCGACAAGCTCGGTGATGTTCCAGGCGCGGGCATGCCCTTCGCGCATCTTGCGCACGAAGCTGGCCCAGCCGCCCCACAGGGAAATGGCGATCAGCAGGCCCCAGCTCAGCAGGGTGTCGTAGTCGAAGCCGCCAGGTGGCGGGGATTGGTTCATGGTGGGCTTTCGGGAAAAGAAAAGGCCACCCGGAGGTGGCCTATAATTGTTGAAACTACATGGGGTGGCGAATGCACTACGATCCGATCCAACTAGGCGCAGCTCTCGCGTTCATCATCAATGCCTGGTTAGCGTCCCGGCGCAAGTAGCCGGCGCTGCCGTTCCTCCTCACTCTCAAGATCCATGAACGCGGCCGGCGACAGCAGCAGTCCACGCTGATCCGCCGGCACCGGCACGCGGGGCCCGGCCAGCGTGCGCGGCACGTCCAGCGCGCGGCCGGACTGGAAGCCGACTTGGATGTTCTGCAGCGGGTCGCCGATCGCGGCCTGGCCGAACGGAATTTTCGACAGCACCGACTGACTCAGGATGCGTTCAGCCAGGCCGCCGAGCGCGCCCGCCGTGTTCGAGTTGTTCACCGCGGCGCCCGCCGGCTGGAACTGCTCGTACCGCGACACGCGTCCCAGCGCCTTCATCTGCGTGATTTCCTCCGGCTGGAAGAACAGCCGCAGCTTGCGATCGCCGATCTGGTCCAGCGCCTTGGTGTAGGCCGCGCTGCTGAAGTTGCCTACCTCGTCGGCCTGGCCGCTCAACGCGCGCTGTTTGAGGAAGCCGGCGATCTGCTCCCGCACCGTGTTCATCGCCACCGGGTTGCTCTTGATCGAACTCTTGAGCTGGGCGACATCCATGAAGTTAGCCTTCGCGCCGGTTCCCACAATGAACTGCTGCACGAACTTGTCCGGCTCGACGCCGTCGCGCACAGCCTGCAGTGCCGGCGTGCGCTCGACCAGTCCCATGTACATGCGGTTCACGCGGCGCGCGCGGTTGAACGAATTAATCGCCTCCTGGCCGACGTTGCGCGGGCCGCCCAGCGTCGCGGCGCCGGACGCCGTTTCCGTCGCCTGCAGGAGCGGTGTCTCGTCCAGGGCCTGCCGAACGGCGCCCAGGGCGTAGCGCACGTTGCCGTCGGCGCTGCTGCGCTGCAGGCGGCCAATGTTCGTCTTGAACTGCTCGGCGATCTCGACAGTCAACGGGATCTCACCCGAGGCGAAGCCGTTGAGCTTGTTCCGGATATCCGGCGTCAGGAACGATTCGACGTTGGCCTCATGCAGCAGGTTGCCGGCGCGCTGGGTGAACGCAGCCGGATCCAACTCCGCGCTGCGGCCGCTGCTGTCGCGCGCGCGGTCGTACAGACGGCCGATCAGGTCTCGCGCACGTTCGTCGCGGCGCTCGAGCGCGCCGATAATGCGCTCGCCGCCGGCAAAGGCGTCGTCGGCCGTTCCAGCGCCCAGGTTGTTCAGCCCGGCCTTGAGCTGCTGGTTGTTGCGGTTCTCGGTCTGCCCCAGGAACTGCGCCGTCGTGTCACGGCTGTTCACACCCAGTTTGGCCAGGTTGCGCTGCTGGGTGACCACGGCCGGATCCAGCGTCAGGCCTGCCGCCGTCGGCGTCAGCCCGGTCAGCCGGTAGTCGGCCAGGCGCCGCACTGCATCCGGCGATACCTGGTCACTGGTGCGGAACGCGGCGGCGACATCGTTGCGGATGCTCTGCGCCACCTGGGCGGGCAGCTGCTCGAGCGTGATGCCGGAATCCTGCAGCGCGTTGTTGATCGTGATGTTGATCTGCTGCGCTTGCTGTGGCGTCGGCGCTGCCGGCTGCATGCGGCGCGCCACGGCGCTGGCCGCGCGCTGCGCGCCACCCATTGCCGCCGGAGCGGCCACGCCAGCGGCCAGGGAGGCAACCAGCTGCGCGGCATCGCCGCCGCCAGTCTCGCGCGTGTAGCCGCCGGCCAGGCCAGCAGCACCGGCCGAGGCCAGTTGCGAACCCGGGTTCGACGCCAGCATGCGCGCCACGTTCTGCGATGTGCCGGTGAGCAAAGGCGCCGCCTTCGCAGCAGCACCAAGCGTTCCGGCGCCACCGGCCAGCATGCGCGCGGCATCGCCGACCACGCGCTCGGTCGAGGTGCGCGGCTGCGGCAGGCCCAGCAGGTTGGCCAGAGACTCGCCCGACCGGCCCTCGATCGCCGGGCGCACACGCGCATCCGTCGTGCTGACCAGGTCGGAAACTGTAGGCTTCTTGCTGGGCAGTATGGCATTCAGTCCGGCGCGAATCGGCGACGACACGGTGTCGAGCACGTCACCGACGCCCTCGATGCCGTAGCGGGCGGTCAGGCCAAGCTGGCGTGGCACGTCGGCGATCGCGTGGCCCAGTTGTGCGCCGAAGCCGCGCTGCGGCGGTGGCGCTTCGCCGAACAGCTCGGCCGACAGGTCGCGGCCCGCCTTCTTCGGCGCCGGCGTTTCGCCAAACAGTTCAGCGGAAAGGTCTCGCCCTGCCATCATTTACCTCCAATCGTGTAGCCCTTGGCGCGCAGTGCGGCGGTAACTTCTGCCGTGCTGCGGCCGCTCTTGCGTGCGGTTTCGGTGATGTCGGCCAGCGACACCGTCTTGTTGCCGGCGGCGGCCGATGCTGCAGCGCGCGGCGCCGGTGCTGCCTGCGGCGCCGTGCCGGTCGGCTGCTCGTACTGCGATGTATCAAGCGCCTCATGGCCATAGTTGGCCCGGATCCCGTCGACGTTCAGGCGGCGGATCTGCGCCGCGCGCTGGTTGATGCCTCGAATCTCGCCCAGGCGCTGCTTCACAAGGTCCGTGTCGTTCAGATTGGTGAACAGTTCGTTCCACGCGCGCTGAGCGTCGCCGTCCGTCTGTACGCCGGCGTTCAGACGCAGCGAGTCGTTCCGCAGTTTCTCCAGCGTCGACCGGAAGCTGGCCTGATTACGGCTTGCCTCGCTCGACATGCCGGCGGCGTTGCGCGCCTGGTTGACCAGGTTCGACACCGGGCCGAACGACAGCGTTCCGGCGTCCAATTGGCCCTGGATGCGGCCGAGCTGGCCATCGATGCTACTGGCGGTGGACAGCGCGTCCAGTTCGGATTGCTGCATCTTGAGCGCGGCTGCCGGCAGCGGCTTGTTCGCCGGGTTCGACGAGACAGCACGGCGGTCGACCATATCCTGGCCGCGCATGGTGATGTCCTGGCCGCGCCGCTGGGTTGCTGCGGAGATCAGGGCATCGGGCGTTGCGGTGCGCTGGAAGTCTTGGCCCGGCTGCAGCTCGTACGGGTTCACGGCAACGCTGCGACCGCCTAAGTTTTCGAGCTGCAGCTTCTCGCGCGGCGCCAGGCCGTCGATTTGCTTGATGCTGCCGTCGTCCGCGGTACGCACGGCAACAGGCCGGCCGTCCGGACCGTTGACGAACGTGATGCCGCTGTCGTACTTCGGCCCAACCTTCTTCATCGACTGGCGCAGCTGGAATCCCATGGCCGGGTCGATCGCCATCACCTGATCGATGTAGGCATCGGTGTCAAACCCGTCCTGGAAGTCGCCGATGCGCTCGGCGTTCGCTGCGGTCGGGCCGCCCGGCAGGGAGGCGGCCTGGGCGCCGGCGCTGCGGTAAGCGCCCTGTGCGGCAGCATCCAGGCGACCTTGCTTCGCCAGCGCGCGCTGCTGCGCGGCCAGGCTGGCCTGGGCCTCTTGGAGCTGCAGCCCGCGCATCTGCTCGAGCTGCGCCTGCTGGCGCGCCTGCTGCGTGGCCTGCTGGCCGGCGAGTACGCCGCCGCCCAGGATTTGGCCGAAGCTGGTAGGCCGGGTCGACGGCCCCGAGGCTTGGAGAATCTGCGCTGCAGCGGCGAGCAGCCCTTGCGACTGTGGGTCGCCGCCGAACATATCGAGTAAACCTGCCATGATTTTCCTTAAAAGAAAGAGCCGGAGCCGAACAAGCCGCCACCGCTGTTTTTGCCGAATCCGAACAGGTCGCCGAAGCCGCCCATCTTCTCGCCGCCGAACTGGCTGCTGTTGCCGCCACCGGTGAACATGCCGCCCAGCTGCGCGCCCATCAGGCCGCCGCCAAGCGCCGCGCCGGCGTTGCTGCCATAGAGCGGCTGAGCGACATTGCCAGTGGTCTTGTTGTCCGTTTTCTGGTTGCTGGTGGTGGTCGCGCCAGCGCCCAGGAACGGCGCCAGGATGCCCGCCGTCTGGCCCAGTCGCGACAGGTCAGCATTGCCGAGATTCGCCGCGCTGCCCAGCAGACCCTGCTGCAGGCCGATGCCGCTGGCCAGGTTCGAGCTGTTCTGGCCGCGCGTCGCCAGCAGCGCCTGGATGTTGGTGTTGTCGGCCGCCTGGCGCGCCGCCGCATCCTGGGAGGCGACGCCATACTGCTGTCCGGACAGGCCCTGTGCTGCCGACAATGCCCGGTTTTGGCCGTTTTCGTACGCACCGGCCAGCGCCGACGACGAGGCGGCCGTGGCGCCGAGCCCGAACTGCGTGTTCGAGTTATTCAGCTGCTTCGTCATGTCGCTGAGCGCCAGGCCTTCGGCGATCCCATGGCGCGAGCCGCCGTACTGGCCGGCCGCGATCGCGCCGCCGCGAATACCTGGCAGGACGTTGCGCTGCAGGTTGTCCGTCATCGACTGCTGGTTCTGCTGGAACTGCGCGCCAGCGAGGGCGTTACCAGCCTGCAGCGAGTTCATCAGCGCGGACGTGTCGCCGCCGCCCAGCAGGCTCTGGAAAGAGCTGGTCAGGTCGATGTTGTTCTGCCCAGGCGCGCGGACCTGCGCGCCCTGGATGGCCGGCGCGTTGTACTGGCTGCTCATGAGCAGGTCGGTGCCCGCCTTGCCGTTGTTCAGGATCTGGCCGGCATTGGAGTTGAGGAAGCTGTTGGCCTGCGGCGCCAGGCTGTTTCCGCCGTTATTCAGGAAGCCGCCCAAGCTGCCCAGGACGCCGCCGCCATTCATTCCGAGAAGCTGCGCGATGCGCGGATCCAGCGTCGACGTCGACGTGATGTCCTGCGTGCCAGTCTGCGTTCCGCTCTGGTTCGATCCGGCTTCCGCCGCCTTCTTGTTGTTCTTGCTCGATGCATACGAGCCTACCGCGCCGATCGCGGCTCCTGCTACTGCGCCCCAAGACATGGCTATCCTTTCAATTTCAGTTGGTTGTCACAGAACGTCAGGAATTCCTGCTCGGTCTGTGCGATGAACTTGGCTTCAATCTGGTCGACGTCGGTTTCATGGGTGCCGTGCACCGTCAGCCAGCGCGTGTCGGTGAGCGCGTAGGCCGCGCGCTTTGTGCCTGGCGGCGACACTTCCAGGTGGCCGGCCTTCACGTGCTTGACGCCTTGGTCGGTCAGCACCAGCAGTTCGCCTTCCAGCAGCACGTTCAGGCTGTCGAACTTGTGAATCTTCCCGGTCAGGACCGTGCCGGCCGGGATGGACAGCTCGCGCCCATACACGCCGTGCGAAAAATGGTGCTGCACTGGCATCTCGACCGGTGCCAGCTCGCGCGCGATCGCGGCCTCGAGCGCGAACACCCGGGCGTGATCGAGGCACGTAGGCACCCGTACTGCTGTCGGCAGGCTGAATGTGACAGCGCCCGGCGTGATGACCGGGCGCTTGTAGGTTGCTATCCGAGTGGTGTCCATACCATCCCATTCCAGTAATAGAAGCCCGGGCCGCTGCCCGGATCCCATTTCGTGCCGTCGGCGTAGACCATCTGCGGTATCGTCGGCCCGGCCGGCGCTGTGTACGTCGGCTCGAGCGAAAAGCTTGTGGTCGACGGCAGCACCGCCAGCAGTGACTGCAGCAGGCCGGCAATCCGGTTCAACTCGTTGTCCAGGTAGCGCTGCGCGCTGGGTGGCAAGTCGGCCGGTACCGGCTCCGGCTTGTACGGCACGATCGCGCCTTTCGGTGATCTCAAAATTTGCTCCCACGTTGAATTTCGATGTCATACGAGTCCAGGCGCCACTGCTGCGCGGTGCCGCTCTCGAACCGGATAGCGGGGTAGCGGAAATCGACGATGCAGTCAGCCCGCACCGTTTCACCGATGACGTGCTCGATTTCGACCGGGTATTCCGGATCCGCATATGGGTCGGTCATGTGGCCGCCGACCTTGATCTTCACGGTCAGGCCGGCATTGCCAGTGATGCGCGCCAGGATGTTCGTTATGCGCTTCGTGTAGTCGGCCTCGCCGAACGACAGGCCGCGCCGCTCCAGGTAGGCCTCGGGCTGCTTGCCGGCGAACGACGCCGAGGCGTCCAGCATGTACAGAAAGCCGTCGTCCGACGCCATCAGCACACGCGTGAGCTGCGGCGTGAAATCCGGCCCGTTCCATGCGGTCAGGTCCGATTCCCATGAGTCGGTGTCGCTGCCCCAGCTGCCGCCCAGGCTGTTGTCGACCGGCCCGTAGCCTGCGTGGTGCACGTTCGGCAGGTCGCGGTAACTGACTGTCCTGTCCTTGTAGTTCCAGACCAGAGCCTTGTTTGGAACCGTCGAGCCGACCGACACGTAGCAGACGTAAACCTCGTTCAGGAACGGATTTTTGAACACGAATGCGCGCGAGTTGTACGCGATGTCCATGTCCTGGAAGAGGGCGCGCCGCGCCACCTTGTCCAGCACCTGGGTCGCCGTGGTGCCGTCGTGAACCACCACATCCGAGCCGGTCAGCACGAAGTGATAGCCATCGACCTCGACGATGCAGTTGCGGTTCATCGCGCCCGACACGCCCAGAACCTTGCGGAAGCTGAACACGTAGGCGCCGCCGACGAAATCCATCCGCCAAACCGACTGCTGTTTGTAGATCATGAAGCCGTCGCGCAGCTGCAGGCCATCGATGACGTAGTCGCCGCCCTCGGCCAAGTCGGTCTCGCCGGCTTCCTGCGTCGGATCGGCTTCGTTCCAGGTGATCGGCACGCCGCCCGGGTCGGCGGCGCTCGACCACTTCACCATGTACGGGAATTCCTTTCCTGCCTTGCTGACGCCAAGTGCAACCAGGTAGTTGCGATAGACGCGCAGCGACTTGCAGCGCAGGGTGTCGGGCCAGTTATCGAGCTGCTGGAACCGCGCCGCTGGATCCAGGTTCCAGCGCTGCGGCACGTCGACGCCGTTGTTCAGGATCGGGATCCCGGACAGCACTGCGCTGGTCCATGCGTTCGGCGCGCCGCTGTAGTCGACGTCGGCGCCAGCAGTCTGGCGCGTCAGGTTCGTGTGCGCCGCAGTGCCGGCCTTGATCGTGGTGGCGTAGATCTTCTTCTCGCCGGCATACAGCCAGTACCAGTCTTGGCCGACATTGACCTGCACCAGGTGCAGCGGCTTGACCTCCGGTTTCCCGTAGGTCGGGCCGTGGCCGAAGAACTGCCGGCAGTAGCCATCCAGGAAGCGCATGTTGCGCGCGCTGGTCCACGCCGCCGGCGGCAGCTCATGCGCCGACAAGTCCATGATGACGCCCGCGGCGCCGGCGTTCGGTACCGAGACCTTAGACATCGAGCGCCCCCGCCTTGATGAAGAGCTGGTCGACCTCGGCCTCGGTTTTGCCCAGGGCGGCCGGGATGGCGCGCACCAGGTCGTGGTCGCGCGCCATCGTCAGCGCCTGGGCCAGATACGTGTGCGCCAGCAGTTGGTCGGTCGCCGTCATGGTGTCGATGAAGGCCTGCAGCGGGTCCCACCAGCCAGCCTCGATCAGCACCAGGTGCGCATTGAGCATCGGCACACGCGCCGGAACCGCGGCGGGCGCCGGCGGCGTCGCCTTCGCCACCAGTTCGCTACCGCGCCATTCGTACAGCGCAGGCGAGAAGTCGGCCGGCAGATCGGCATTCACCAGTTGCCAGCCATCGATGACGCCGGCCGGGAAGATCACGTCGGCCGCGCGGATTTCGTCGCCCGTCATCGTGAAAGGGCCGACGGCCAGGATGGCCGCGCCCTGGGTAAGGAGTTGCGTCATATAGCTACCTCGAAATTGAGAAGGCGCAGCTGCGTCCCCGATGCCGCCATCACCACCAGGCGCCGAGGCGAGATCACCATCAGCGGGTAGGCGGAAGGGCCAGCCATGTTGGGTGTCGCCACCGAGCCGCGTTTGATTGCCGAATTGCCGTTCAGCCGGAAGACCGGGACGGCCGAAATGCCGGCCGCGAACACCATGTAGTCGCCTTGGCCCATTCGCACTGCCGGCGTAGCACCAGCCACGACTTCGGGCGGGATCTCCGGCAGCGCCTGCGTCAGACCAGACGTAATCACATCGCCAGTAATCCGGTGCGGTACCAAGGTGAAGTTGTTCGATGCGCTCTTGACGATCGCCGCGAAGTCGGTCGGCGATGCAGCCGCAACGAAGCCGCTATTGAATGACCCGGCGAGAAACGGGGCGCCTGTCAGGACCCCATTGCTCTCGGACAGTACCAGTGCGATGGAGCTGGATGCGTTGCGGTACCACAGCAGCGCACTGTTTGCCGAGATTGGAGTCAGGTGCGGGTTGTAGCGGTTCGCCCCGTCATCATTGGTGCCAAGGTTTGGCGTATTCGTGCTGACCGTATAGGCGGGCCCGAAAACTACTTCGGTTCCGGAAATGGTTGCCACGGTCGCGGTGCCGGTTGCGCTGCTCAATGCGGTTGCAATGGCTTTTGTCGGTGACAGCAGACAGGTCGATTTGATGGGGCCGAGTGCTGGACTTGCCACCACCGCCCCGCGCGTAATGACAGTTCCGTTGACAGATACAACGTAGGCTGTCGGCCTGGAGCTCGTGTTCGGCGAGTACAGCACCAGCGCGGTCGTAGCCGTAAGCGCATACATCGAGTACTCGCCGAACGAGTCGCCCGGGGCAGTTGAGGTCGCACCGGTCGTAATCACAGTACCGTTGATCGATAGTGCAGTGGTCGTCAGGCCGCTTGAGCCGCCGAGAAGGTATGTCGTCGGTGCGAGCTGCACGATCCTCGGCATGCCTGTCAGGTTCTCGCCATGGGTCACAGTAGCGAAATTACCAGTCGAGATCGTGTAAGTCGGGCTGGCTCCATTCAGAAGCAGCACGATTGCCCGGTTGCCGGTAAAAACGATGATGCGAGTCGCATCGATCTTGAAGGCCATCAGCGGAACCTGGCCTGACGTCGCGTCGATGACCACCGGCGTGCTGATGACTTTGCCGAGGTTGTCGACCACGAAAGCAGCGTATCCGCCGGCCGCGAGAACGATGAAGTGCACACTGGTGTTCGCGTCCATCACGACGTGCGCCGGGTACACAGCAGTACCGTAGGTGGTCGAAAACGTGAAATCGGCAGTCACCAGCCCGGGCTCGAGGCCCGAGCCGGTCACCAGCCAGTCACCAGCCGCGGTGCTGTTGTTGCGCAGCAGGACCATCGCCACGCCACCAGCGACTACAGCCATCACCAGCGCGCCGGCGCTATCGCGGATGCCGACGGCGAAGCCGCCCTTGCTGTTGTCGATCACGTACAGCGGGCCGCCCGTCGTCAGGGTGGTTGCGTCTGGCAGCGTGATCGACTTGCCGACGGCGGTCATCTCGACCGGGATGTACAGATACGAGTCGGTGAGCTTCACGTCGGTGGTCGCGACAGGCGCTACCTCCGAGATGCCCGGGGCGTCCCAGTATGCGGCCACGCCGGTGGTGCGCAGAAACTTGCCCTTATTGCCCGTCATAGCCGGCAGCACGGGTTTGAACACCAGCTGATCGACGTAGTTCTTTGTCACGCCGGCCAGGCGGAAGGCCGTGCCGTCGTACACCAGGGCGACATACTGGCCGGCCGGCAGGTCGCCGGTCAGGACCGGGTTGCCGGCGACGTCCAGGATGCTTTTCGCGCCCAGTGCCGACACGTTGAGCGTCGGCGTCTGGGTCGTGTTCGTGGCCAGCGGCTTGAACACCACCATCATGTTCGCTACATAGCCAGGCAGCGGCGTTGCTGGGGTCAGCACGTAGGCGTTGGCCGCGCCGGTGTCGGCGCCACCCAGCAGCACGGCGCCAGTGAATCCGGGGAAGCAGTCGCGCAGCGCCTTCTTCACGTTCCGGATATGGTCGTCGCCGGCGGCCTTCGGGTCGTCCGGGGTCGGCCATGCCGGGTTCAGGTCACCGATGTAGGTGACGGTTGCTTCCAAGGACATGAGAATTCCTAGCGAGTGTTGAAATCGGATCGCACGACGAGGTCGCCGGGCGTTTCCTTGGTCGAGTTGGCCGTGCTGAGAGCGATCTGGTATTTCGCCTCCCACAGCGCCTGGCCAGCGTCATCGCGCAGATAGGTCATGACCTCGCACATCGTCGCGGCCAGGTACAGCGACGGGTTCCGCGCGATCAGCCAGTTGATGCCGTCGGGCTCTGCATCGAGCGGCGGCAGGGTCCTGCGGGCCGCGACGCGCAGCTGGTAGACGCCGTCGGGCGTCGGGCCCAGACAGAGCAGATCGCCGATGACCGTGTAGTCGCGCGGTACGCCGGCGCCGCCGGCGCTGTGGCGCGCGGCAAACGCGTCGGCGCTCAGGTAGTTCAGCGGGGCGAAGTTCGGCACCCCGATCGAGCGCACCGAAATCACGTCCGGCTCGAGCGCAACCGAAGCTGCACCCGCCACCGTTGCCAGCGTGCTGGTCGAGTCGATGCCGCGGGCATCGAGGTCCGCGCTCATGCGCTCCTCGGCAAGCATCACGAAATCGGGAAGGCGCGGCGTCAGGTCGCTTCGGTGACTCCAGCTTTTCACTGCGGCCAGCAGCCAGGTGTAGTCGCGGCCGGCCATCAGAAATCACCCTTCCAGATGCGGAACATGCCATTGTCCGGATGCTGCACCAGGCGCTTGATGTGCACCGGGTCGGCCATGAAGTCAGCGAAGCTGACACCTTGCTCGTTGCAGTACTTCTCGACGATCACGTTCGGGATGCGAGCGGCGTGCTTCACGTCGGCGCTGCCATGCAGGCCGTCGTTGTGGCGCCGCTTCGCATCTTCCAGGATCGCCGTGCAGTCCTGCGTGCGGCCGATGACGAGACGGTCGTCCTGGGTAAAGATGCGGGTAGCGAGGGACATTCGATGCTCACTTTCAGCCGGCGGTCTGCTCGGCTGCGGTAATGGTGAAGGTGCCTGCGACGGGGCACAGGATGAAAGAAGCGCCGATTGGCAGCTTGAGCGAGTAGGGCGCGCCTACGGTTTGCTGCAACCCCAGGCCGACGGTCAGGGTGCCGGTGTTCCCGTTCGACCAGGTCGCGACGACGGCGCCATTCGAACAGGTCAGCGGCGCGGCGCCGACACGCGCCTGCAGCGTGCAGGTACTGCCGCCGGCCAGGTTCAGCGAGGCCGTGCACTGCGCACTGACGGATACCTCGGCCGCCCGCGCCGCGTTGATCGCTTGGTAGGCAGTCGATACAGCGACAGTGCGCGCTACCGGCAGGCCGAAGTCGAACGTGTACGGCGTCAGCGCGGCCGGTTTGTCGGACAGGTCGTTGTAGCTGCCGGTGGTGGCCACCGGGGCAAGAGCGGGTTTGCCGACCAGATCAGCCCATGCGCCGCTGAACAGCGTCGGCTTGCCGCTGATGTCGGCCCAAGCGCCGGTGACCGCGACCGGGGCCAGCCCGGACAGATCGCCTGCCTGGCCTGTGATCGCCACGGTCGACAGATGCGGCCGATTCAGGATGCGCGCCGCGCCGTCGGCGGCGTTCCAGTCTGCATTGGCCTGGGCTGCCGCGGACAGCACGCCGGAGCTGGCGATCAGACCAGGGCCGATGGTCAAGTAGTCGGGCAGGTTCGTGGAGGTGTTGAAGAACACGATGGCGTTGGCCGCCGGCTGCTGCGGGGTGCGCAGGACGTTGCCGGTGTCGGCCGCGTTCTTCTGGGTGAACACGATGCTGTGTGGACCGGCCAGGGCCGGCGCCATGCTGCAGGCGGCCAGGAGCACGCCGGCAATCAGGCCGAGGATTGCTTTCTTCATGGGATTCTCCAGGTGATGCAGCGGGCCTACAGGCCTTCGCCGCTGGTGAAGTACAGGGTGGTCGTGGCGCCGGTGGCGCAGATGGCCGCGATATGGGTCGTGGCGCCTTTGGTGAAGATCTCGGTGGTGCCGGCCTTGATCGGCATGTCGGTCACCGTGGCCGCTGCGGTGGCGTCGCCGAACTGCAGGAATGCCGTCGACGCGCCGTCGTTGACGATGCGCACCGCATTGCTGGTCCGGTCGACAGCAGCGCGCGCCGTGGTGGCGGTGGCCGCGAGCATGACGGTGGCGTCGCCGCCATCGGCCGGGCTGAATTTCTTGAGGGTCATGACGCTCCCAATGGACGAAAAAAAGGCGACCCCGCAGGGCCGCCTGGTGCTGCGATCGGATGGATTACAGGACGTCGAGCACGGCGCCGCTCGATTTCGGGTTGATCGCCTCCAGCGTGCCTTCCAGCAGGATCTGGTTGCGCTCGCTGTCGCCGGTCTTGGCCAGCGGCGTTTTCTGCCACGGGCGCAGGGTGGCGAACTTCCATTTGTCCGACTGCAGGATGAACACGTCACGCGCGCGCTGCTGCAGGTTGATCACCGCCTTGATGGTGCCGAAGTCGGACACGTATACGTCGACCGAGGCGTACAGCTTCTCGTCCTCGGCATCGACGCGGCGGGTCGAGTTTCCGGTGAAGGTCGAGAAGGTCTGCTTCTGCGACGGGCCCATCATGGCCACGTTCGGGCGGCCGCCGGACACGTAGACTTTCTGCAGCACGTCCTTGAACTGGGATTCGGTGAACGCGCGGGCGGTACCGTCGGTCTGTGCGACGTTACCGGCCGGCAGGTAGTTCGGTGCCACATAGCCTGCACCGGCGTTCACGTTGGCCACGTCCATGAAGCCGACCAGACCGCGCAGGCGACGGGTTGCGCCACCGGCGGCGACGCCGTTGCGGGTCAGGGCGAATTCCAGGTCGAGCTTCATCTCGGCCGACTTCAGGGCCATCTGCTTGGCCATTTCCGACTTCTGGCCGGCCTTGTCGACGCCTTCCTGCGTGCCGGTGACGCTGGCCGCTTCCTTCAGGATCTGGGTGTAGTTGCCCAGGCGGATCTGCGGGGTGACGACGGTCGAGGTGGTGTCGTCGCCTTCGAGCTGCGCGTTGTCCTTCGCCGCGCGCAGTGCCTGGGTCTGCCATTCGTGCAGGGTGCCGGTGGCCTTGCCCTTGCCGATCATCGAGTAGAACGGCGTCTCGGTCGGCGTGATCATGTCGATGATGTCGGTCAGATCCTCGCGGTTGCCGACAGCGGCAGTCGAGGCGTAGGTGTTGGTTGGTGCTGGCATGGATTACTCCGAAAAAATTGAGAGGGTGTGGTGGTTAAAACTGCATGAACGCCGCAGCAGCGGCGTCCACCGAGCCGCTTTGTTTCAGTTGCTTCATGGCCGTGGTGCGGCCGTCACCCGGCTTCGGGCCGGTTTCAGCGTTACCTGGGCGCTCGACCTTCGGCGGCGCGCTGGCGACCTTCTTGACGTGGCCGCGTGCGCGCTCCATCAGGGCGTCGTACTGCATTGCCTTGTTGGCCAGCACGATCGCGCGGTGATCGGTGAATCCCATCTCTTCCGGCGCGAAGCCTTGGGCGGCGAGATACGCCTTCACGCTCTCGGCGCCCGCCTTGGCCTTGGCCGGGTCTTTCCATTCCGGCAGCTTGGACAGAAGCTGCTCCTGCTGTTGGGTGATGTGATTGCGCAGCGCTTCGGCCTGCTCACCCTGGCGTTGGCCGGTGATCTTCTGCAGTTCCTGGTCGACCTGGGCAAGCTGCGCCTGCCGCTGCTCGATGGCGCGCTGGGTGGCGAGGTAGGCAACCGGATCGGCGTGCAGCAATTCCTCGGTGAGCTGCGCCCGCAGGGAGTTCAGCTCGAAATTGCCTTGGCCGGAGAACGCTTCCAGCTTCGAGGCGTACTCGTCGCGCTGCGCCCGCGCCTGGGCGGTCTCTGCATTGGCCGCCTGGCGCGCTGCGGCTGCGGCCTGTGTCTGCTGCTGTGCCTCGGCAGCGCGCGCCTGGCCCTTGTAGGCTTCGGCCACCTGGTCGGCGGTCAGGGCGACGTCCTTACCGTCGACCTTGATCGTGAAGACCTGCGGTGCGGCGGCGCCGTCAGCAGCTGCGCCGCCGTCGCCATTCGCCTGCTCGAGCGCCAGGCGTTCGGCTGCCTGGTCTTCCCTCTCGCCTTCCGGTGCGGCAGCCTGCGCCTCGCCGGTGGAAGCTGGTGCCGCCGGCGCTGCCGCGGCTGCTGGTGCAGGCTCGTCGCTTAGTCGGGCTTCGAACGCCGCGGCCGCGCTTTGGGTATCGAGCGGACCGCTGCCGCCGGCCGAGCCGCCGCCCTCGGCGCCAGTGGCTTGCTCACGGTAGGCGGCGCCGGGGAATTTCCAGAATTTCGGGTGCATTGATGGCCTTTCAGGATTCCGTTGCCGGAACCTCGTCGGTGATGGTGATGATGTCGCCGGTGGTGACCTGGTAGGCGGGATCGCCGATCAGGACCTCGGCATTGATGCCGGCGCCGGCGCGGGTGTCGAACAGAGGGCCACCCTCGGGCGCCGGGTGCCAGATGCGGGTGACGAAGCGAGGCTCAGCGAGCACGCGCGCGGTCAGTACTGGCCATGCAACTGCATGCCCTGCTGGCGGTCCTGCGACAGGATCTCCTCCTGCCGCGCCAGCTCGATCTTCGCCAGCTTCCCGTCCGTCATTGCCGCTTCCAGGGTCAGCCGCAGCTTGTGCAGCAGCTTGACCGTCGTCCACAGGGTTTCGCGCCCCGCGGCGTCCCTTGCTGGGCTGTTTTTCCATGCTTCGATGTGCTCCTCTTCGATATCGGCGAACGCCTTGGCGAAGGCCGGGTTTTCCAAGACCAGGCGTGCCTGGTCACCGTCGTAAACTCGTTGCTCAAGCGCTGCCATTGGCTGCTGCTCCCATGTTTGCTGCGTCTTCCGCCGCGGTGAGCGTCGGGTCGTTTTGCTGGCCGGCCGCGATCTGCGCCGTGACGATCTTCGTGCGTTCGACCAGGTCGATCTTGTAACGCTCGAATTCCATCTGCTCGCGCTGCAACTGCAGGCGCGCCAGGTGCTGCTCGTGCGCGTGCTGCTCGCGCAGCTCGGCGAGCCGGGCTTCGTTCTCGATGTCCATGCGCTGGCGTTCGGCCTCGAGCTCCTGCCGATTGCGGTCGACCTGCATCTGCACCTGGGCGCGGATGCGTTCGGTCTCCAGCGCGATCTCGCGATCGGCCTGCGCCAGCTGCGCCTTGTGCTGCATTTCGCGTTGGTGCGCCTGGTCGTCCATCTGCGCCTTCATCGCCGCCGGATCCTGCTGTGGCGGCCGCGCCGGCATCTGCGCCGGGTCGGTGAAGAACTGGTCGGTGTTCCGGAAGCCCAAGGCCTCGGTCAGCTTCTTGTCGGCCGCATACAGGTTGGCCGGCGTGGCGTAGCCGATCTGCAGCGCCTGGACCTGCGACTGCTTGAGCGCCATCAGGTGCTGGACCTGCTGATCCTTGTTGCCGGTACCGAGGCCAACGCCCGGGCTCATGTCGAACTGGTTCGTCCACTCGCGCGGATCGATGTCGACCCAGTTGCCCGATAGCTTCACTTGCTGCGACTTGTTCTGGTACTGGGTGACCAGGCGCAGCATCTTCGTGAACAGGCGCGCGAAGCCGGTTTCGGCCATGGTCCGGGCGATCAGCTCGATGCGGCCGTCCGCGCGGTTGGTGACGATGTTCGACTGCGTGGCGGTCTGCATTACTTGCATGCCGCCACCCTGGCTCTGCCGCGTCCAGCCGGTCGCCTCCTCGGCGTCGCGCTCGGCAGCTTCCATCATGCTCATCGCGCTGCCGACGTCGCCCACGCCCTGGTCCAGGCGCCCGACGGCCCCCGGTGTCTTCACCCGCACGATGCCGCCCGGCCGGCTGTTCAGCAGGTCGTCGAGGTTCACCTGGTTGTCGACGGCGAAGTAGCGCCCGTTCACCTGGAGGTACAGGTTGTCGAGCACCGAGCGCTTGAGGTTGGTCTTGATCTTCTGGTGCGGGATGGCCAGGTCGGCCGGGCACCAGCCGAAGAACTGGTGGGGCAGGGGGATCGACGCCAGGTCGACGAACGGGTTTGCATCCACCCGCTCGCGATCGAGGATCTGGCCGCCGGCGCGCACCACCTTGAACAGTCCGGCGCCATCGCCATCGAGGTCGCCATGCACATAGCACTCTTCGACCCAGACCAGGCGTGCTTCTGGATCCTGCCCTTCCGCCGGCGCGTTCAGGTTCACCTGCAGGCCGTACGGATCGCGTTCCTGCGCCTCTGGTGCGTTTGGCTCGTCATCAGCGCTGATCTCGTCGACATTGGCATAGCCGCGGCCGCGCAGGTATCCGATCGTGCGGCGCACGCGGTGACCCTTGAAGGTGTCGTCGTCGATGTCCTTGCAACTGCGCGAGACGAACATCTCGTCGGGCGGGATGTTCTCGATGCAGACCTTGCCGCCCGTGCGGGTGCGCTTAACGGTGACGTCGTACAGCATCGACTCCGGCTGCTGCTGCATCGCTGCGAACTGCTGCTGCGCCTGCGCATACTGTGCCGGATCGCCGGCCGCCATCTGCGTGAGCTGCTGTGCGGCCTGCTCGAGTACCTTTGCGCGCTGGGCCGCCAAGTCCTCGTCGACATAGGCGCGCTGACCGGTAACCTCGATCTCGTCGTCCTCAAGCAGGATGGCCAGCTGCACGTCGGTCTGGCCGCGGTACTCCTCGGTCGTCTCGACGGGCTTGTCGTCCCACCACACCTTGATGAAGCCGACCTTCGACTTGAGCGCATCGAAGATCCAGGTGTAGATGATGCTGTAGCCCGGGTTCTTCTTGCGCAGCAGGTAGTTGAGGTATTCGGTGGCCTGCTTGGCCTTGCCGGCGTCTTCGGGCTGGGTCTCCTCGAACTCGACAACGTGGTCGGTACCGCAAAAGATTTTCATCAGCGGGCCGTGCATGCCGAGCACGGTGTTGGCCACGGTGGTGTCGACGACCGACGAGCGGCCCTCGATCTGCGGCGGCGCCAGGTCGCCCTTCGGCAGCCCCTGGAAGTAAATCTCGGCCTTGGCGCGCGCTGCGGCCAGCAGCCCGGCATGGCCGGAATACGCGCTGGCGTCCTGCATCTCGGCGTCGGTGAGCGCGCGCAGCTGGTCGTCTGTCATTTTTGCCATCAGGTGCTTCCAAGTGATCGGTAAGTGAGGCTGCCGCCCCACGGTTTATTGATGTCGCCGTATGCGATCGCGTGGCGCCGCATCATGTAGGCGTAGCGCACGGCGTCCAGGATGTCGTCGCGCACCTTCGAGATCTTTCCCTTCGGGTCCCGGTGGTACTGCAGGAACTCGTCGAAGAAGTCGCGCAGGCCGGCGAACACCTTGAAGCGGCCGCTCAGCATCAGGTCGCGGATCTCGAACAGGCCGGCCTCGACGCCGTTGCCGCCGTCTGGCCAGGTGGCCTGCTCGAAGATCATGTTGAAGCCGGCCTCCTCGTAGTAGGCCTTCTGCTGCTTCGCACTGCCCTTCTCGGTCTGCAGGCCGTCGGCTGGCCAGGCGGTGGGCACGCCTTGCGCCCACGACTTGACCGCACCCCAGGCCTCGATCGGCTTGGTGTTCGCCTTCTTCCAGGCCTTGGTGACGTAGAACATGTCGCCCTCTGGATCGAACACCAGCTGCACCTGCGCCTGCGGGTGGTCCCAGCCGAAGTCCATGCCATCGATGACGCGGAAGTGCTTCGGGATGTCGAACGGCTCGCAGGTGATCGCGTCCTCGGCCATGTCATAGATTCGTCCATGCCCCAGCATCGGGACTCCTTTTGTTCGCATGTCGCGCTGGTGCGCGGGGAAGCTGGCCAGCAGGTTTGTCTTGGCCGAGTCGCTCAGGTGGGGCGCGTCGTCCCAGCCCTTTTGCATGTAGACCTGGGCCGGCGACGGGCTGTCCATGAACTGGATGACCAGGCCGGTGCGGCCGTTCTCCGGGGTAAAGGTCAGGATCCCGCGCCCGCCGGCGCCCTTATCGCCGGTCGCGGTCCGCACCAGCACCTGGGGGAAGATGTCCTTGTCGGTCGGCTCCTCGTCGATGTGGAACCAGTCGACGCTGTCGCCCATCAGCGCGTGCTGGCCCTGGCTGTACGACCAGAACTGGATCGCCGCGTCGTCGGCCTGCACGTCGCCGCCGCCGATCTGGCGCACGTACACGGTGCGCAGCGCATTCGGCGTGCCGGCCATGGACTCGTAGTCCTTGATGTGCTCGGGTGGAATCAGGCCGCCGGCGAACTTGCTGCCGTCCTTCCTGCCCAGGATCGGCTCCTGCAGCAGGTCGCGCGTCTTCTCGCCGGAGTAGCCCAGGCACCAGATCAACGGGGCGTGGCCGAACGTGTGGCCTTCCCAGTCGTTCGGGTAGTCGCCCAGTGCGTGGATTGCATCGATGTAGGTGCCGGTGTAGGTCTTGCCGATCCGGTTGGCGGCGATCAGGCAGACCTGCGAGTAGGTGAGGGTGTTGGCCACGAACTCTCGCTGCCAGGCGTACAGCTCGGCATACATGCGGCGGTACCGGTAGACCCGGGCGCGGCGCTCGCGCTCCTGGAGCATGGCCAGCAGCAGCTCGCGCTCGGCCCTACTCGCCGCCGTCATGGCCGGTGGCCGCGGTCATCGCGGCGATCTTGGCATCGAGTTCGTCGTCCGACAGCTTGCCGACCTGGTGCTGGACCGGGCCGCCACCTTCGCCGGTCAGCTGCATCTTGTTGCCGTACTTGCGCGGCTTCATGCGCTGGGCCTGCTCGACCCGGGCGTGGATGCGCAGCTTGGCCTTGCGGATCGAGTCGGCGTCGACGCGGCAGTTGTCGGCGATGTCGACGATCTCGTCGATGAGGGTGTCGGCGCGCTCGTCGGTGGCCAGCTCGTACATCTTCTCGAACTCGGCGTGCTCGCGCAGCCAGCGGAAGATCGTGGCCTTGCTGGGCATTCCGTCGAGCTTGCAGGCCGCGCGGATGGTCTTGCCGTCGGCGATCACCGCGCAGAACTTGGCGGCCAGCTCGGGCGTGTAGGTGGTCGCGGTCATGGTATTCGGTCAAAAAAATGGCCCGGCAGCGTGGTGCTGGCCGGGCCACAAGGCTTCATGGCAGAAGCAAGGGAGAACACGGAGAGGAAGAGGGGGCCGGTTACAGCGTCCGGCGCCGGCAGCGCGGGTATCGCGCCGGCTGTCTGGCCAACGCCAGGTCATGTTCACGTAGTCGTGGGTGCCGTCTTCGAAGTCTGGCCGGGCGGGGGCTCCGGCACTCCTCGGGCAGGCCTAGCCCCGTGCGCGTTTCGTCGCGCTCTACGCTGCCGGCGTGCGGCAGAACAGCCGATCATGGCTTTACTTGTGCATATCGCCCTCGCTGGTCAGTGATCGGAAAGCAAAAAGCCCCGCGTCATCGCTGACTGCGGGGCTTCGGGATTCGCCAGGTGCGCGGAGGGCTCCCATCAGGGAACGCTAACACGTCGAATTTCTGGACGGAATTAAGTTGTGATGCGGAATTTACGCCGGGGATTTCCGGCTGTCAAGAAAATCTTTCGAGAGATATACGATTTTGCCATCAATCAGACGTGCTACTGGTCTGCAAAAGCGCTGTAGATCTGGGATAACTATGTTTTTCGGTGCCACATCAACTGCTGGAGCCTTGTGTGTCCAAACCCATCGATATTCAGTCTGCCAGTCGTACTTACGCTGTTTTATCCATGGCGCAGGCGTTGCATGAAGTTTCGTCGCCCCGTCTATATCACCGTCTACATAATCGATCTTCGCAAAGCCGCTACAGTAAGCACGGTGCTGAACTGCCTGCGAGATGGCTCGAGCGAAACTCGTTGGGTCGAAGATCTCGTAGCATGCATCGGTTTTCTCTTCAGCGTGCCATCGCCGAAAAGCGGATTCGGAATACGCGGTACTCGCGCAGAAAACATATGCATCAGGCCAATTGCGAGTTTCTTGTAGGGAAACATTTGATAGCGTGCAGCCGTCGCCCAGTCCGAGAAAACGTTTAGCGAACCCATCCTTCGGATCTTCCAGGTGGTCGACATGAAGTCGAACGGTGTTCCTTCCTTCAACACTATCGCCTCGATTCAAGCCGTGCTGTTCGGTTCTCCGAAAATTATGAAGGGTGCCTAACCTTATGTCGCCGAGCGTGAACAGACTCTCCAGATACTCTTTGTTAACGAATTTGTACACTGGCGAGGCATTAGTGAGCGTGTATGGATAGGCCGTGCCTATCTGCCGCAACATCGAATTCAGACGTTTTCTCATTGGACGAAATTATTGATCAGTGTTCCGAAATTTTACGCTTAATCCTTATTCAAGTTGCAATGGATTTCGCTACGCTCTCAACGGCGTGTTGAGCCTGGTGGAACGCGGTGACGAAGACGGTCGCCGGCCGGTGCGCCAACGACAGCTTCCTGCACACGACGTGCGGCTCGGCCTGGTCGACGTAGCACAGCTTGAGCAGCAGCCGGTCGCGTCCGGACAGCAGGCGCATGGCGCGCTCGATGACCTGGGCGTCGGCCTCGTCGATCTTGCGGCGCTCGGCCGTGGGCTTCTCGCCATTGGCCTCGCGCTCGAGCTGGTCGCAGAAGGCGGCGGTGGCGCTGACGCCAATGGTGCGGGTAGGGCGGTAGACGCGGCCCCAGTTTTCGAGGCGGGCGCCGATGTCGCGTCGGTCGGTCAAAGCTTCCCTCCCAGGAAGAGGTGATCGATCCCGCCGCCGCAGCTGGTGTTCAGGGCGCACGCAACCTCGACGGCCTGGCGCGCGCCACGACCCAGGTGCATCGCAGCAAGCGCGTAGTCCCGGCCGCTGCCGATTGCGGCGAAGCTGTTGGCGATCTGGATCGGGTAGGGCGTCAGCCCGTAGCGCAGCAGCGTGCCGTCAGGTCGCACGGCCAGCACCGCGCACCAGGTTGCATCTTCGCGCTGCGCCGGCGGGTAGGCTTCTGGGCTGGCGCCGGCAGCGAACCACGCGAACAACTCCTCGGCGTGCGCGGCCTCGCCCGAGATCCCGACCAGCATGCCGTCGAAGCGGCGCAGCTTCGACACCAGCAGCTCGACGCCACTATCCACGGCGCGGCGGTCTGCGGCCATTACCGCGCCGTCCCATGCGATGACCGTCATGGTGCAGCCCTCCTCGCCCGAATTGCATCCACCAGCTCGCGATGTCGGCGCTCGGCCACAACCTCCTGGCGCGCACGCTCGCGGTTCGTGGCGCGTTTCTCGCGCATCTGCCGCGCCACCTCGGGCGCCAGGTCACGCAGCGAGCGCTCGAAATTGTGATCGTCCTGAACCTGGAGGATTGCGATAACAGCGGCGGCGTACATCACGCTGCCACCTCGAACAGTTCGCAAGCCTGCACGGCCTGCGTCAGCGCCACGCCCTCGTTGTGCTGCGCGAGCGCCAGGATGGCCAGCGCGTCGGCCTCGTTGTTGTCCTTCGGGCGGAAGCCCTTGGCGCGCGCGGTCTCGACCATGGCCAGCTTGTCGGCGTTGCCCTTGCCGGTCCAGTGCTTCTTGACCTGGCCGACGCCGACCGGGCGCAGCGGCACGTTGTTCGCCGCGCACCACATCTCCAGCATGGCCAGGAAGCCGCCGTAGACGTGCGCGGCCAGCGTGCCGGCGTGCTGCTTCACGTCCTCGTAGTAGACCGCGTGGATGTCGCCGGCGGCCAGGCGCTGCTCGGCGAGGAAGGCGCGGAACTTGAGCCAGCGGTGGCCCGGGCGCTCCATGCGGCCGTACTGGAATTTCTCGCTGCCGCTGTGCACGGCGCCGTTCCGGTCGGTGCGGGCCCAGCCGGTTTGTGTGCCGATGTCGATGGCCAGGATGATCATGGGTTCGTTCTCCTTGTCGTTGTTGTGGCGCTCTCGCGCGCGAAATGGTCTCGGTCAGGTGGCCTGCTGCTCCCGCTCGACCGCCTCTCGGGCAAACCTCGCCTGGATCGGCAGCAGCGATTCCCCTGCGGCTTCCCGCTCGATCAGGTTCTTGGCCCAGGCCAGGTTGTCGCGATTCGCCGGGCGGTTGATCACGGTCGAGATCAGGCGCTTGACGGCCTGCTGCGCCTTCTCGGTCTTCGTGACGTTCGTAGGCGCGGTCAGGGCCAGCACCGGCTTCGGGATCTCGTCCCAATGCCCCAGGGCGAGCTGCTGGTCGAGCAGCGCTTCCCAGCGCGATCGCACCTGGCTGTAGCTCTGCTGCTGCAGCTCGCTGGCCATGGGCATCGCAGCCCAGTAGATGGCCGGGTGCGACCACATGCCGTGCTCGCCGGCGAAGCGGGCCTGCACGCCTGCGACGGCCTCGTAGTACGCCTTGAGCGGGTCAACCCTCGGGCGGCACATGCGCTTGAACTCCGGCAGCGTGGGCGGCCAGTCGCGCTGGCTGAGCGCATCGAGGCCGCGCTTGAGCTCGTTGCCGCTGTAGCCGGCCAGCTCGTCGGCCCAGTAGGCGATGAGCTTGTCCATGTCGGCCTGTGCCCACTGGTCGGCGAAGCGCTTGCCGTACTCGAGCAACATGCGCTCGAACAGGCGCTCGACCCATGCCTCAGGCAGGGCGGTCGTTGATGTCGATGATGCGAGGGTCTGCGTCATGGCTTGCTCCGTTGATGCGGTCGTTGAGGCGTTGGATGTTGGCCTGGCCGGCCTGGCGGGTCGTGGCGCGCGGTGGCGCGGCGCCGTTGGCCTGCAGCTTCTCGGCCTCGGCAGACCAGCGCTCCAGGATCGCGGCGACATAGCCGACACCGATGCGCTCGGTCGGCTTGGACTTGCGCGCTTCCTGGCAGGCAGCGGTGACTGTGGCCGGGGTGACGCCCTGGTCGGCCAGAGCGATCAGGCGAGGGTCGGCAGGCTGGGACTCGATGCCGGCGCTGCGCATGGCAATGCTCAGCTGAACGGCGGTGACCAGGCCTTCTCCCGCGCCCGACTCCGGTTGAGTAGGCGCGGTGTTTTCCATGGTTTTAGTCTGGAGTCTGGAGTCTGGAGTCTGGCTAAGGTTATTTTCAGAACCCACATGGTTTCCAAAATCAAAACCGTTTGGGTTTTCCGTGGGTTTCGGTTCGCTTGCCGCTTTCTTCGGCCTGCCACCCTTTTTCCCGTTCTCCCGGTTCTGTTCCGCTTTCTCGCTGGCGTTGCCGATTTCCTCCTCGCAGCGGCCTTGCGTCCATAGACCGTCGACCAGGACGAAGAACTCGTCGAGCACATTGGCCAGCGCCTGCAGCTCTTCCTTCGACCGGGCGCTGATGAGGCGTGCGGCCTTGTCTTCGGGGATGCCGGCCTCGCGCGTGTAGTAGACGTCCATCAGGCGCGCGTAGACGCCGTGCTCGAGCAGCGTCAGGTGGCCGGCCTTCTTGATGTAGTCGCCGATGTGGCGCTTGTAGAAGTTCATGCGAACATCCTTTGCTGGGCCGCCTGTTGCTCGAGCGCGGCGGCGCAGGCCTCATTGATCCAGACCACTTCGGTGCGCGTGCGCCCGCCGTCAGCGATGTGCCGGCGTTCGTGGCGGATCCAGTCCGAATACAGCTCCTGGTCGTACAGGTCGCTCGGGTATCCGGACAGCACGACCATGCCTTCGGCCTGGTGGAGTACCGCGGCCAGCGCGCGGTGATCGTCGTCCGTCATTTCGTGGCGGTACCCGTGACTCTTGTTCGAGCGGAATGCCGAGCGGGTGCTGTGGCAGTACGGCGGGTCTGCATAGATGAGAGTCGACGGCGAATCCATGCGCTGGATCACCTCGAGCGCGTTGCGGTTCTCTATGACGACCGCCTTGAGGCGATGGGTGAACGATGGGATCGCGTTCGACCAGGTGGAGTACTCGACGCTCGGCAGCACGCGACCGTCCGACAGCTTCGATCGGAAGCCAGTGCGGCATGCGCGGGTGGCCGAGTCACTGCCGTGGCCCATGAACGACTTGATAATTAGCTTGTGCGCGGCGTCCATTTCATCGGTCACCGGCTCGTAGGCCCAGTCGAATTCCTCGCGTGCGAAAGGCGTCAGTTCGACACGGCGCTGCAGCTCGAGCGCCGACGCTGGGTCACGCAGGAGGCGGAAGAGGTTCACCACCTCGCCATCCAGGTCGTTGTAGCACTCGGCGCCGACGCGCGGCTTCTGCAGCAGCACCGACGCCGCGCCGCCGAAGGGCTCGACGTAGACGACGTGCTCGGGGAAGAACGACAGGATCCACGGCGCCAGGCGGAACTTGCCACCGTGATAGCGCAGCACCGGGCGTGCCGGCGCGAGTGGGGTAGGGGCGATCGTGGTCATGGCGGCGTCGCCTTCCCCGACTGGGCGCGGGCGTCATCGATGACCTTCGCCAGCTGCCGGCGCGCGAGATATTCGGCGCGCTGCTTGTCGACGTTCCGCTTGTCCGCGATCGCCTCCATATCAGCATGTCGCCATGTGTGGCACTGCACGACGATCTTCTCGTTCGGCGTCGCCTTCTGTGTGTCTTCCATACCTTCCTCGGTTACGGGATTGCTTCGATTTGCCATGTGCCGCCCGCCTCAAAGACGCATGTGCATGCGCGGGCGTGCGGCGCGGCTCGGCAGGAACACGGCCATGTTCTGGCCATAGCCGGGACGTTCCGCCTGGTGCTGGCGCCGACTATCCTTCCGGTCGGCCATCCAGCCCTTCGCCAGGTCGCGCAGCAGCTTGCTGCGGGTGACGTCGGCGGCTTTGCATTCCCGCTCCAGGTCGACGAACTCGTCGGCATTGAGCAGGGTCTTCACTTCGATGTTGCGTGGGGACATGGTGGTTTCCTATGTTCGTGGTGCAGGACTTCGGGGTGGTGGTGGGGCAGGAGCCGGTCGGAAACGGGACCGGCGCAAAAAAAGCCGCGGGTTACTGCGGCTGGGCGTCCGGTTGCGTCGGTTGCTGCGAGTTCGGCAGCGGGAACACGTCCGGGTGATCGAGGCGGACACGCGGCGGGATGCCGCGCTCCTTCCAGTTCTGGACGCGCTGCACGCTGCATTTCAAGCGAGCGGCGAGCTTCGCGGGACCGCCCAGGCTTTCGATCAGTTCTTTATCGGTGGACATCAGAATTTCCGGGTAGGTTTCGGTGCCTCGATTAAACACCATGTTTAACCTGCGTGTCAACGTGGTGTGTAACACATCTTGTTTACTTCCCGGATAATTGCTGTATGCACATACAAATGGAACGGCTGTACCAAGCGGCCAAAGACTTGCGTGGCTTGTCGACGCAAGCAGAGCTCGCGCGGGCGCTGAACCAGTCTTCACAGACGGTCAAGAATTGGGAGTCGCGCGGGATCTCCAGGGCGGGAATGCTCAAAGCGCAGGCCGAGCTCGGTTGCTCGGCGACCTGGTTGGAAACTGGCGCTGGGGCAATGACGATCGATACATCTGTGGCGCCGGCTGGTCCTAGCATCTTCGAGCTGGTGCCGGGAGCTGTTCCAGTTCACACATCCGGGCCGGATGATCCGACCATGACGCAGATCATGAAGGTGAGGCTGCGAGTACAGGCGGGCATCACGGGGTTCCAAGTTGAACCCGAGCACTACGAGGGAGAAACGCAGGGCGTCCCGACGCGCTGGGTCTTACAGGAAGGCCTGCGACGTGATGCGCTGCTTGCCATCGTCGTGCGTGGCGAGAGCATGGAGCCGAGCCTGTATGACGGCGACACCATCGTGGTGAACACGGCAGATAAAAATCTCGTGTCCGGTATGGTTTATGTCGTCAATTACGAAGGCGAAGCGATTGTAAAACGAATGTTGCGCGACGCCGGGCAGTGGTGGTTGACTTCAGATAATTCGGACCAGCGAAAATACCATAGGCAGTTATGTAAGGCCGCCGAATGTATTGTTATCGGCCGGGTCGTTAGAAAAGAAAGTACTCATATTTAACCTCACACTATGAACATATTTGAGGGAGCCAGGCGAATCGCAAAGATTGGCTACGTATTGATAATCGCAGTTGGAGCTTTGGTCTTGTTCACCGTCGAGCCATACATGCACAGACAATACTCGTTGCTTGATGGGGAGCTAATCTTCGTGGATACGTGCGGAAGCGCTTCGCGCTTTGAAGCAAGGGTTGACGGCCGCCCGGCCTGGGCATCGATTTATGTGTGCGGTGCTGAGTCCGGACCAGATACCGTATCGCTGAACAAATCGGAGCTCATGGCGTTAGATCAAGAGATCTATAACAAGCGTTTTGAGCGATACGGCGAAGTAATTAGCGCAACTTTTTTCACGCTTCTCGCAATGGTCGTATTTGTGTGGTGTGCCGGTTGGGTTATTCGGGGATTCTTGGGTATCCCAAAAGGCCAAGATAAAAAATAATCCCCGCCGTGGCGGGGAATGACCGCCGGCGGTTGGCCGGATTAACCTGAAAGGGAATGTATGGCGAAGTCGAATAACAAGCAAACCTCTCCCGCAGTAGCGAAAGTTGCGTCCAAGCTGCTTTCAAATCCGAAGTCACCACCGGCCGTCAAAAAGGTAGCAGCAACGGCGCTGGCGCAGACCAAGCCCAAGAAATAATCATTCTTTGCGCAGCCGCTCCATGGCTGCATCCAGCAGCATTCCGGCCGTCGCATGTCGGCTCGGGGTGCTGCCCCCGCCGTACCGATATTCCCCGCCAGGCAGCTCCTCGATTACCGTCACGGCCGCGACCTCACCGCGCTCGCAACGGGCTAACAAGTCGCGCACGTAGTCGACGGTACTCTCTGCATGGCGGCTCTTGATCGCCTTTAGCATTCCACCCTCCATGCCCGCCACTCGCGGGCTTTTTTTCGCCCGTAGCTCGGGCCTGCCAGCCCGAAGTCCCGGGAAGTGAGAATTTTCACACAAAAACTAAACATGGTGTTGACTCCGTGTTTAAACATGGTGTTTAATAGCTCCTATCGCAACCCGCTCAGCACCCGCCGAGCGGCCGACTGGAGAAGCCCATGTCCCGCACCGCCCCATGCCTCGACCAGCGCGAAAGCGCCCTGATCAACCTCATCCGCGAGAAGACCGCCGGCATGGTTGCCGCGGTGCGCGCCGGTCAGCCGCAGACCACGAAGTTGGTCACTGACCTCCTGGGCGAATTCATCACCGACGACAGCGCCGTGGCGCAGCTGGTGCGCGAATCCCTCGCCGGCACCAACAGCCTGCAGGGCGTCATCACCGACCTGATCTGGACCGAGGCCGAAGCGCTGGCGCAGCGTGAGCTGGCCGAGCGCGAGCGCCGCAACCTCGAACCGACCCTGGAGGAGCGCTGCCAGCGCTACCTCGACTCGATCGCGGCCTGACCGAACGTGCGGCGCGCCCGGTAAAGCGCGCCTTGCCTCGCCCGGGTCAGTGAACGGGACAGTGGGAACTGAGCATGCCCCGCAAGCCGCGTCAAAGGCCGCCTCACCCTCGTAAGGGGTGACCACACAGAAGCGCGTCGATGCCAGCGCGAATGGGCTGGTGATGGATAAGCACCGACGCCCGGCGCGCTTCTGTGTGGTGAGCGCGCACCAGCGCGGAAGCGAAGGCGAGAGCCTCCAATTCGACCAGCACCACACGCGGGGAAGCATGGAGCAGCACAGTTCCGCGAAAAGGCAAAGCCATGCACGGCCGCACCAGCGGCGCCGGAAACGTAACCGGCCCCAGCGGAAGCTCATGGGTGAACGAGCGAGGCGGATGCAAGCGCCGCTGACAGCCCGGAAAGACGGGCACCAACACGAAGCCGGCCGCGCCGGCGCAAACAACAGGAGAGCAGGGATGAAGCACACGAAAACGCCATGGCGCGTCGGCGCGCCGAACAAGATGGGTGCGGTCGTCGCCGACGAACCGGTACCTGAGATCGGCGGCAGCGACGCGGTCGACTACTACGGTGGCCACCTGATCGCCGAGTCGATCGCGCCGCGCAATGCCGAATTCATCGTCCGCGCCTGCAATGCGCATGACCAGTTGGTGACAGCGGTCCGAGAGTCCCATGCGGCCATCGACCGCCTGATGGCGCGCCTGATTCAACTGGATCCGGCATTCCTGCCCTCGAAGTCGGATATCTACCCTGTGCTTCGCGCCAATGGCGAAGCCCTCGCTGCGGCAGGTGCCCAATGATCGGCGCCACCCGCATCACCAGCGGCCCGTTCCGAGTCTTGCGCCGCCTGGCGCGCAAGGCCGTAAAGCCGATCGCCTTGTTCCTGGCCACGCGCGAGCTCCGCCTGTCCGAAGAACGCGCCGACTACCTCATGCAGCTGCGCACCAGCATCGCGCCGGTCGAGCGCCTTGAGCGCGAACGCACCGTGCACCTGGTCGGGCGCCGCAACCAGATCCGCAGCTGGTAGCCGAATTACCCAGTTTTTTCGCTTTCAACCACGAAGGAAATCATGAACGACCTTACCACCCAGGGCGAAACCACGTTCTCCCTTTCCCCGCGCAGCCTGGCCGAGGCCATGGAGTTCGCGAAGATCATCGCCTCCTCGGACATGGTGCCGAAGGACTACATCAACAAGCCGGGCAATGTCCTGGTGGCGGTGCAGACCGGCGCCGAGCTGGGCTTGAAGCCAATGCAGTCGCTGCAGGGGATCTCGGTGATCAACGGCCGCCCGGGTGTGTGGGGTGATGCAATGTGGGCGCTGATCATCAGCCATCCCGAGTTCGAGGATGCGCAGGAAGACAAGCACGACACGCACTGCACCGTGACGTTGAAGCGGCGCGGCCGCTCGGCGGTGGTGAGCACCTTCACGATGGAAGACGCGAAGAAGGCCGGCCTGGCAGGCAAGCAGGGGCCGTGGCAGTCGGCGCCGAAACGGATGCTGCAGATGCGGGCCCGCGCCTTCGCCGCGCGCGACCTGTTCGCCGACGCGCTCAAGGGCATCAAGTCGATCGAGGAATTGCGCGACTACCCGGATGAGCGCGTCGAACGCGACATCACGCCGCCTGCGCAAGCCGGCGCGGCCCAGGTCACGAAGGCGCCAGCTGCGCTGCCGGAATGCACGCCCGAGAAGTTCGCCGAGAACACGCCGGCCTGGCGCGACATCGTCCTTTCCGGGAAGAAGACGCCGGACGCGCTGATCGCGATGCTGAGCACCAAAACCGTTCTCACCGAAGACCAGAAGCTGACCATCGATAGCTGGGCTCACGAAACCGAATAAGGAAATGACCATGCAAATTCACGACCTCACCCAAGGAAGCCCGGAGTGGCAGCAGTACCGGCTTGAGAAGTTCGGCGCCAGCGAGGCGGCGGCGATGCTGGGCATTTCGCCACTCGTCAAGCGCAATGAACTGCTGCACATGAAGGCTACCGGTACCGCCCAGGAGTTCAGCGACTGGGTGCAAGCGAACATCCTGGACTATGGCCACGAAGTCGAGGCGCTGGCGCGCCCGATCGTCGAGGAGCTGATCGGTGAGGACCTGTACCCGGTGACCTGTTCGGACGGCCGGCTGTCGGCATCATGCGACGGCCTGACCATGCTGGAAGACGTCGCCTTCGAGCACAAGCAGTGGAACCAGGCGCTGGCCGAATCCGTAGCCCTCGGCCGGTTGCCCGACGAATACATGCCGCAGTGCCAGCAGATCATGATGGTCACGGGCGCCGGCAAGGTGGTGTTCGTGTGCTCGGATGGCACGCGCGACAACTTGGTCTACGTTTCGGTGTATCCCGACGCTGCGTGGCAGGAGCGCATCCGCGCCGGCTGGGCGCAGTTCGAGAAGGACCTGGCCACCTACGAGCACGTCGAGGTGCTGCCACCGCCAGTCGCGGCCGCCGTGCAGGACCTGCCGGCGCTGTCCATCCGCGTCGACGGCCAGCTCACCCTGAACCACAACCTGGTGCTGTTCGGTGAGAAGCTGAAAGCCTTCGTCGCCGACATCGACACGAACCCAAGCGACGACCAGGCCTTCGCCGACGCCGAGCAGGCCATCAAGGTGATGGAGCGCGCCGAGACGGCGCTGGGCGCCGCCGAGGCGTCGGCCTTGGGCCAGATCTCGACGGTCGACGACATGGTCAAGACGGTGGCCAGCTACAAGGACCTGGCGCGCAAGACGCGCCTGATGCTGGAGAAGGTCGTGAAGGCACGCAAGGAAACGATCCGCGTCGAGATCCAGCAGGCCGGCAAGGACAAGGCTGCGGCGCACATCGACGCATTGAACGCACGCCTGGGCAAGCCATACATGCCGGCGATCTCGTTCGACTTCGCTGCCGTCATGAAGGGCAAGAAGACCGTGGCCAGCCTGCGCGACGCCGTCGACACCGAGCTGGCGCGCTTCAAGATCGAAGCGAACGCCGTGGCCGATCGCATCCAGGTCAACCTGGGCACGCTGCGTGAGCTGGCCGGCGCACACGCTTTCCTGTTCGCCGACACCGCGTCGATCGTGCTCAAGGCCGCCGACGACCTCACGTCGCTCGTCAAGATGCGCATCGCCGAGCACGAGGCAGCGGAAGTGGCGAAGGCCGAAGCGCTGCGCGCGCGGATCGCCGAGGAAGAGCGCGTCAAGGCCGAAGCAGCCGCCGCGGCGAAGATGCACCAGGAGCAGGCCGAGGCCGCGCGCGTTGCAGAAGAGGCTGCCGCCGCCGAGCGCGCCCGGGTTGCTGCCGAGACGAAGCGTCAGCTGGACGAGCAGGCCGCGAGCATCGCCGCAACGAGCAAGGTCGCCGCAGCCGTCGTCGCGCCGGCGCCGCAGCCAGTCGTCGAGAGCGCGCCGGCCGCGCCGGCGCAGGTGCCCCCGCTCGCTGCCGCGCGCCCAGCGGCACTGGCGTCCGCGCCGACCCTGCGCCTTGGCCAGATCGCTGAGCGCTTGGGCTTCTCGCTCACCGCCGACTTCCTGGCCAGCCTGGGATTCGCCGCCGCCGGCCGCGATCGCGCCGCGGTGCTGTACCACGAAGCTGACTTCCCGACAATCTGCGGCGCCCTGGTCAACCACATCAGCGCCGTGCAGGCGAAGCAGGCCGCGTGATGCCAGCGCAGCGCCTCTCCACCTGGTTGGCCCTGCGCTGCAGGGAGCCGCTGTTCCAGCGGTTCCTGCGCGTGCCCGACGAGCAAACGGCGGTGCGCAGCGTGCGCGCCATCTGCGAGGTGAAGTCGCGCGGCGATATCGACCGCAACCCGACGGCCGCGCAGCGCTTCCACGACTTCATCCGCAAACCGTATTTCGTTTTCACCCAAGACCCTAAAAACACCCAGGAGAACTGACCGATGTTCGAACTCAATCAGGCCGTCAAGTTGGCCAACGTGAACCCCCGCGCCGAGATGCACGGCGAAGACCCGAAACCCGCCTTCGACCTCAAGATCGAGGCAACGTGCTCGAGCAGCGTGCTGCTGTGCTTCCATCCAGAGCTGCGCCAGCACCTGTTCAAGAAGGATGAGGCGCCTGACCTGGTCGACCAGGTGAGCGATGGCGACGGCTTGACGGTGCTGCGCTATCCGAAGATGGGCGCCATCAAATGGGACTGGGAGGGCAACGGCTATACCGCCACCGTCGATTACGGCATGGGCGGCGACAGCAACATCGTGCTGCACGACTGCAAGGTCGACCACTTCAAGATCGAGGCGCAGAACGGCGGTTCGGTGGTGATCACGTTCCGCATCATCGCTCACCCGGAGAGCGAGGACGTGGGCAAGCTGTGCGAGTTCATGCAGCGCGACATTGAGCTCGACCTGCTGCCGCCGGCACCGCAGACCGTGGGTGAACTATTCGGCGAGGCGGCCTGATCATGGCGCGCGCAATCTTCGTGAAGCCGCGCGCCAAGCGCGCGGGCCCGCCGGGGGCGACGGAAAAGCGTGCGCTGCGCGCCGCCAGCGTCGTCCGCATCCGCGAGCTGCTGGCCGGCGGCCCGCTGACGGTCATCGCGATCGCCGCAGACCTGGGCGTCAGCAATTCGGGCGCCTACGCCTTCCTGCGCTACATGGCGCACGACCTGCGCGAGGTGCGTAAGGTCGACCATCAGGACGAGAAGGGCCGCGACCTTTGGGAGCTGGGCGAAGACCCGATGTTGCCGACGCCGGACGAGCTGCTCGACGCCAGCTTCGCCCAGCGCAAGAAGGCGGTGCCGGCGCGCCAGATTGGCCTGCCGCGTGATCCGCTGGTGGCGGCGCTGTTCGGGCCAACGGGGGGAGCTGCAGCGTGAACCAGATCGACATCTTCGGCGCCGGCGCGCGCCGCATGCAGATGACCGAATCGATCGAGCTGACGATCCAGTCGCTACAGGCCTACGGCGCCGACCACGACCACTGGGGCGTGGCCTGGTCGGGCGGCAAGGATTCGTCCGCTACGCTCACTCTACTGATTTATCTGATCGACACCGGCAAGGTTCGGCGTCCAAAGACTCTGACTGTGTTCTACGCCGACACACGCCAGGAGCTGCTTCCGCTGGCCGCATCGGCGCATCAGATCATGGACGAGCTGCGCGAGCGCGATATTCAGGTCGATGTGGTGATGGCGCCGCTGGATGACCGCTTCATGGTCTACATCCTGGGCCGCGGCGTGCCGCCGCCCAACAACAACACGCTGCGCTGGTGCACTGGTCAGATCAAGATCGAACCGATGGAGGAGGCGCTGCGCCGCCACGTCGAGTCGCTTGACGGCCAGATCCTGATGATCACCGGCGTCCGCCAGGGCGAGAGTGCTATCCGCGATCGCCGCATCGAGATGAGCTGCGGAAAGGATGGGGCTGAGTGCGGCCAGGGTTGGTATCAGCAGGTGCTGCCGAACGCGAAAGGCCTGCGCGGCCGCCTGGCTACTCTGGCGCCGCTGCTGCACTGGCGTGTGTGCCACGTGTGGGAATGGCTCAAGCATTGGGCGCCGACCGCAGAATTCGGCGACTGGAGTACGGCGGCGATCGCTGATGCCTACGGTGGCGACGAGGCGGAGGAGATCAATGCGCGCACCGGTTGCGTTGGTTGCCCGCTGGCCCAGGAAGACACGGCGCTGAACACGATCCTGCTGAACCCGCTTTGGGCCTACCTGGCGCCAATGCTGGACATCAAGACCCTATGGCGCGAGCTGCGCCAGCCGCAGCACCGGTTGCGCAAGGCCGGCATCGAGCGGCTGAAAGACGGCAGCATCGGCAAAAATCCGCAGCGCATGGGCCCGATCACGTTCGAGGCGCGCCTGATGGGTCTAGAGCGCTTGCTGGGCATTCAGGCGGAGGTGAATGCTGCGGCCACTGCCTTAGGGCGGCCACTGGTCGACATGATCAATGCTGAGGAAGAGGCGCGCATCCGCGAGCTCATCGCATTGGAGACGTGGCCGCGCGGTTGGGAGGGCGACGAGCCAATTGCGACGACCGTAATGGATGTCGTGTATCAGAACGGTGCGGTTCAGCCACAGCTCTTTTCAACATAGTCACTCAACCAGGATTTATCCCATGCGATTCGAATATTTAGATGTGTGTCGCGCGTCAGCCCATGCTTTGTTCATCAGTGTTGAAGTGAATTTCTGGTTAAAGCGTGCGGCGATATCGGCAAATCGCTTCGCTTCGAGTTGGGAGACTGTTTTGTTTGGGGTATGCGCGACTACGTTCCGTAACTCGATCAATTCAAGCAACGAGTCTTCCTCCTCCCTGGACAACAGGTTTGCGTTCCGCAAGCTCGCAACAACATTGGGTGCCGGCCGTTGCGCCACGCCTTCGCCAATCATTGCTGTCGCTGCGATCCGGAGCGTGCTTTCCAAGATCTTCCAGGCTTCCATAACGACACCCGTCGGATTCGCGCGCAATGCTAGCTGGTCAGCAGCAGGGACGGCGTCGCCTGAAGCAATTGAATATCGTGGGCTCTCATCTTGCACCTGCAGCACCTCTGTATCGCTATTGGCTGCAGGCTGCAGTTTTTCGGGAACGCTCGCCTCAGCTTTGGTAAGCACATCGTTGAACTTTGCCGCAAAGCCGCCAGGCAGCGTGAGCTCAGCCAATTTTGGTATTCGTTCAATGATTTCTTTTTTAAAAAAACCAACGATAAACGCAGCGGCAACAGGCCACGCAATTGCCGAAACTAGTTCAGCCGAGAACTTGAGTAAGTCTGATGCTTTTAAGTCCCAAAATACAGCAGTCGTCATTACTGGGTCAGCCATAGATACCTTTTCTTCGTGGTAACTAGATGCTAACACGACAGTTTTTGGTGAGGATAGGAATTATTATGTGTTTATTACAAGTTTCGTCGCGATTAATCGAGGCCGCGCTACTCCACCTCGCGCTCGAGCGCGCTGCAGCTTGCGTGCTAGCTGTGCCGAACACCGACCCGCAGCTATACGTCGCAGTCGGCCCTTCGCCGGCGATCGCGCGCCTGCGCAAGGTGCTGCTCGACGTGCGGCATGCCCTGCAGTTCGCCAACGATAGCCCGGGCGGCGGCATCATCGACACGCTGTGGATGATGCACGATGCCGAGACAGTGTTCGACCACATCGATGCGGCGCTAGGGCTGGCCGAGGTCGAGCACGACCACAGCGAGGGTGGCCACCATGACTGATCGCGGCCCTGACCGGCGCTGGCGCAACCAGGTGGGGGCCGGGCTGCTGATGCCCGAGCGCCGCGACGGCTTCGACCGCCGCGCGCTGGTCGCACCGGCGCCGAGCACGCGCGGAATGATTCGACCAGGTGTTGGTGAGGCGCGTCCGCTGCGCGAGCGCCGGCAGTACCTGGATGCGGGAATGGAATAGGAGGGCAGGATGGAAGAGCTGACGCTATCGAGCGACGAGATCTACGCGATCACGCACTACAAACTCCCGAAGAAGCAACTGGCCGCGCTGCAGGCGCTGGGCATCCCGGCGCAGCTGCGCAGGATCGACAATACGGTGTGTGTGCTCCGGGCATACGTGAAGAACCCGGGCGGAACGCAGGCGCCAACCGCACCGGCAGGACCGAAAAGGAAATCAGCAAGGCAATGAACAGGCAGCGCAAGACGAACCGCGGGCTCCCGCGCCGGGTGTACATCAAGTTCAACGCGTACTACTACGTGGCGCCGGAGAAGATCCGCGACCCGAAGACGAAGGAACTCAAGACTTGGATCCGGCTGTGCGGAGTGGAAGAGGGAGGGGTGGCCATGCTCAACCGGCTGGCCGAGCTCCTGGGCAGCAAGACCCATGTGCAGGGGACGGTGCCGCACCTATGCAGCGAGTTCAAGCTGCACAAGCTTGGAAAGTATGGCAAAGAGACGCAGGACCAGTACACCCGGTTCCTGGACGTGATCGCCGACGAGTTCGAGGCTTTCCTGGTGGTCGAGGTCACTACCAAGGAATTCGCCGACTTCCTGCGCGAGAAGTTCACCGACAAGCCGAACACCGCACGCAAGTACGGCGCGCTGGCCAGCAAGCTTTTCCGGTACGCGGTATCGGGCCTCGGGCTGCGCCAGGACAACCCGATCGACCAGCTCGACCTGAGCGATTTCGAGACCCAGCGCCGCACCGTGCTGCTGACGCATGACCAGGTGCAGCGCATCCGCGCCGCCGGCATGTTCAGCAAGCCGCGCAAGGACACCGGCCAGGCCATCCCGACGGCCAGCGGGCCGATGTTCGCCTGCCTGATCGACATGGCCTACCTGCTGTGGGCGCGCGCGATCGACATCCGGACGATGAAGGAAAGCCAGATCGAGGAGGGCCGCATCCGCCTGCAGCCGAGCAAGACGAAGAAGAGTAGCGGGAAGGTGGTCGACATCGCGGTGACGCCGGCTATCCAAGATGTGATCGACCGGGCGCGCGCCATCAAGAAGGGCTACGAGATCATCTCGCCCTACCTGTTCCCGAGCCAGAAGGGAACGCCATACGCAAAAACAGGGCTGATTTCGATGTGGGACCGGGCGCGCGAACGCGCCGGCATCACCGACGACGTGACATTCAAGGATCTGCGCGCGCTGGGCGCGACCGACGCGGCGAGGGCAGGGAAGCAGATGGGCGAGATCCAGACCCGGCTGGCGCATACCTCTCGGAAAACCAGCGAGATCTACATCAAGGAAGCGATCCCGGACGTGTCGGCGATCGACATCAAATTGCCCTGGAATTCCATCTAATATCGGCTGTCGAGGTCGGACTTTCCCGGGCATAGTTGCGCGTTTGCGCACCACTGTATATTAGATGTCTCTCGCGGAGACCTAGTATTCATGCGGGTTTCCGGCGTCTGCGTCCGCGCATGGGGTGCACGGGGTCGGAGGTTCGAATCCTCTCGCCCCGACCAAAAGAATCAACGAAAAGGCCAGCTGAGAAGCTGGCCTTTTTGTTTCTACGCGATGCGTTGAATGGTAGTTCCCCTGCCGCGTCGACGCCCCATCAAACCCAGTAAGGCAATCCCGCAGGCGAGCATCGCCGGGGCCGGCGCTTCCGGAACGGGCGAGGCCGTCGTATACGACCCGGATTCCGCGATCACCCTGAACTCCCCTGACGCCGCGTAATCGGTGTCGTTGGTGAACATGAGGGGTAGCGTCAGTTGACGATTCACTTCAGTCCGATAGGTGCCAAGCGGGTCCAACCCGACATACCTGGCGTCGTCCTCGGAATCGTACCGGGTCCAGCGGTCCCGCGGTGGTCCCCAGGTGGCATTTGCCAGGAACGCGATCCACGCTGTGCCGTATTGAACCTGCGGCGGCGCGGGAGACGCCAGCATCGCGATGTCGGCATCGATGAGAAGCGACACGTGGGTATATGCCGAAAACGTGAAATTACCACGCCGTTCCTCGTAGGCATAATCGTCATGGGCCCTATCTGTGGTCGGCGTGACCGTGGTGGATACCGACAGCGAAGGCAGAGCGGCGTCCTCGAACGCAAACCAGGGCGCCAGGCCGTCGTCCGGGTTCAGGTCGGTCAGCACGACGCGGATATTCGACGCGCTGACTGTCGACGTGATCTGGGCCGTTGCGGGAAG